GTCCATTGGATCAACCTCTGGCTCTTCGGCATCTTTAGCTGCTTTTCTAGCTTTATATGCTTCATTAGCTGCTTTATCATCTGGTGATAATTTTAAATATCTGTCTACTAAGAAATCTTGATCAAAGTAATATTCTTCTTCCATAGTTACCGGATCTGTAGTTACTAATGAATCTTTTAATTCACTAACAAATTGTATTCTACGCTCCATGATTTCCATGTGCTTTAATTCTGCAAACATATTTTCTTCTACGAATTGTAGAGATATTTGTGTTTTGAATGCAGCATCATCAGCAAACTCTGGATATTTTAAACACATTTGAATATGTAATGGTTTAACTAGAATCTCTTGGAAAACTGAACGCAATCTTGTGATAAATTTAGAAAACTTAATTTCATCTCTAATCATACCATCAGCTGCTAGGTTAAAGTCTCCACCACCATCTTCATACATAAATCTGTTGAATGGAATCTTTGAAACTGCTTTAAGTTTATCACTAAAGTATTTAAGTGCTTCTGTATCTGATAATTCAGGACCTTCTCCACCAAGCGTCTCGATTTCAGGTTGTTCTCCATCTTTCGAAGGTAACCAGTATTCTTTATTGAATTGTAGCATTGGCTTTCCATCAGTGTGCATTGTACCTGATTCCCAATCAAAATCTACAACCTCTTTATAGTTATTCATCAACTGAGCTAGGGATTGCTTTGCTCTTGTTTTAGATTTACCACCAACTGGGATGATAAATTTCATTCTATAAGATGAGTTTGTTACGGCCCAGATTACCCTAGTGTGTTCCATAATTCTCATCAAGTTAAATGATCTTACTAAACGTTCTAGGTAACTTACCCTTGACGCTGTAGTAATAGATGAATAAGAAATATAAATGATCTGTGAATCATATAGGACTCTCTCCTTAACTGGATCGTCCATGAATTGGGTCCAAACTTTCTTACCATCTTCTTTGTTATATCCAGGTACTAGTGTAATTGGATCAATTTCTTTAAATCCGATAATTTCAGTCTGTTCTGGATTATAGATAATCTCAAAAGATAAATAACCATCAACTAAAAACTTTCTAAAGTAATACCATGCTGATTGATCTTGTGTAAATCCAAAGTATTGATAAATATCTCTAAACGATTTGTTTAAATATTTATTTACATCTTCGCTAACATCCATCCCGATAATTTCAGGATTTACGAAAAAGTTTTTATTGTCATACACGATTGACTCATCACATAAAATATCTAAGATATCTTCAATTTCATCGTATGTTGAGAATGCTCTTAATTCTTCACGTTTATTTTCATAACCCTGATCAAAGAAAGGGATATTTTTACGCATGTTAGTATCTGACATAGAGAGGGCTGCAAAAGCGCCATACATATCATCACTATCTAATCCCATTTGGTTCATTTGACCAAAACCAATTTGATCTTCCATCGGACCAATCGATTGTGATTGTCTAAGTACTAAATCATCGTAATACATACCAAACGAACTTAACTTCTTAAGTTGATCTCTTAATGTAAATGATTTTTTATTGTAACTTAAAGGGCCATTTCTATCTACGAATCCTGCCATTGTTATTATTTTATTATATTTATTTATATATTCAGTTTTTATTAGCTAAAAAACAACCTTCTGATATTTGCAATTGTGGTTCCATTTAATTCAATAAAGTCGCATAGCGCAATATCAGGCCATCTTGTATAACTGACTACACTTTGTCTTGATTTTCCGCTTGGTATATATTGTCTAATTGCAAAATCATAACCATCTTTTTTAAGATAGGCTTTTATTCCATTATATGTTATTCTTAAAGGTGCCTGTCTGTTTGCATTTTCAGATCTTTTACCTGAAGTTGCATTCTTAATTTGACCTTCCATTCTATTATATAAGTCTTCTAACAATTGTTCCTTAAAATTAACTGGTAAAAGATTTAAATTAATTCCTAGGTCATTTTCTCCTTTATGTTCTATCGCCAATACTACCGGGTTTGCATCGAACCATGGCAGGTTTTCTGTGACAGGTCTGTAATCAAATACATATATTTTACCAGGTTCAAATCTATTTCTTGTTTGTTGAACCTCATTTAAGGTTCTAGACTTTGAACTTTCGTCAAACCACCTTTCAGCAACGGAACGAGCCATCTTACGACTACCCGCCTCTTTGATTAATTCTTTTATTTTATCTTTAACGTAACCCATTCAATATAGTGTCTTCAGTTAGCACGATAAATTTATAATTCCTACCATCACAAAACTCTTTAGCTGCATTATATTTATCCATATTTTTTACATACTGTTCTGCAAGAAACTTATATGATTTAAGAGCTTTCTTAGAATTTGTTTTAGGAGGCTGTGGCTTTGTTATCTGTGCCTTTGGTTTTATTTCAACAATATATTCTAATTCTGTGCCGTCTTGTTGTATTTGCTTAAAATAAAAATCCGGATAATACTTATGTGCCTTTGAATCTTGTCGAGACCAATATTTAATTTCAACCGGCTCACTTGACCACTTTAATACTTTGTCATTCATATCACACCAAATACAGAACTTACGTTCCCATGAACTCCTGTATATTATCGGAGTAGGGCCTATGTATTTTTCAGGAAATACCGGGACATAATATCCTTGATTGAATCCTGAGTTCTTTGTTGGTTTGAGATTTTTTATTGACATTTATAGTGTGTATATTCCACCGCCTTCTCCGTCTCCGCCGCCGTTTCCGCCGATTGAAATAGTTCCACCGTATTTTTTAGGATGAATTTTATTCCAGCCTTTGGCATATCCTCTCTTTGCAATCTCAGTAAAGTATGCAAACGCGTTTGGATATTTAGGATTAAAGTTTCGCCAATATTTAAGAAGATCTAGCATTGCAAATTGCAAACAATCATTACGATCGTCTTCGCTGACATATCTCATTTTATTGATAGTTTTCTCAGCTAGAAGAATTAACATCTTCTCAGCTTCTGGAGTTAGCTTATCTGCATCTTTGGATAAAACCATTTGTGCATAAAAGTCTTTATTGTTTAAGTAATTTTTTTTACGAGCCACAGTATTAATTTAAATTTGTTTAGATTTATACCGTTAATTGTTGTTTTGTTTCTAAATAAAAAAAGAGATCCGCTAGGATCTCTCTTTCATGATTTTATGTAGTTGTAAAACTTACGCTTGTAGTTCAGCAATCTTAGCTTCCCATGTCGCAATTTCTTCATTAATTAAAGTATCTGCTGCTTTAATTTCTGAAATTGATTTGTCAGCTTCTGCCAATAAACCTCTTTGATCTTTTAAGAAAGCAATCATATCTTTATAAGACTTGATTGTTGCTTCGTTCTGTGCAATTTCCTGTGCTTGTCCAGTAACTAATTCATTTAAGAATGTAGCAGCTGATAAACCAGTTTGTTCATTTACAAAATCTACTGCTGCATTTGCGTTAGTAGCTTCAAAGAACTTTGCAATTTTATTTACTGTATTAAATCTAGCAACATATACTTTTTCCTCGATTTTAAATACGTTAACGATGTTATTGTTTCCTTCGAATGTTGCTGCAAAATCTAGAGCTACGAAATTTTCTACCATTGTTGGTAATGATTCAAATAGGCCTGCTGTTGCTTTATTTTCATATCTTACTAATCCACTTGATAATACGTGGTTAGAAAAGTTTTCAATAACAGTATCTCCAACTTTAAAAGTATTTTCTGTTAAGTTATAAATAAATTTAGAAGCTCCGTGGAACCACTTTACTGTGTTTGCTGAAAATTCAAAAGATTCAAATGCAGTAATAGCATTTCTTAAAGTAGAATCAATAGTTTCTGTTTCTGTTATTGTATCATTATTCATTTCAAAAACTCTACCGTTAACGTAGAATTTGAAAGAATTTTCTGTTTTTACAAATGGGGCTAAAATATTAGTCGTCATGTTAGAATTTGTTTTTATTTTTATTATATATCTTTTATATTATTTGGTATTTTCGTCAATTACATGGGTTTCACCTGGAGTATTATTATTAGAATCAGCGG